CCATGAATTAGTATGCTCTGCAACGCTCCGAAGCGCCCAAATATTGAACATTTCAGCCCATTGAAAGTGGGTCAAATCGGGGGTATTAGTAACAAACTATTAACACGGTATCACACCGTTTTTGCGTAGTCAAGACTGATCCAGCCAGCGCCGCTTTTCAGTTTGCCCCACTTGGTAGCACCGGCCCCGGCGCTTTCTGCCACGATGGTATAAACACCGGGCGCAATGAAACCATTCTTCCCGTAGTTGGTTCCGGGGCCTTTTCTGATATACAGATCGGAAACCGTCACCCGCACCAAATAGGGCTTCACTGTGGCCCCTGTGCCGCCCGTGGCGGCGTTTCCAGTGCTGGGGGTAGTAGTTACACCCCCGCCCTTCATGGCGGCTTGTACGGCCTTCCTGAAGCCGTTCATGGTGTAGCCGGTTCCAAGCTGGTTCCACAGGTGTTCAGGATCACCATGATTGGAAGCAACCCCACGGACGCAACCTTCCTTGTGGGAAATGATCACCCCGTCCTTCATGGGGTCAAGGTTGTACTGCTTGCACAGGGAAGCGAACAGTTCAACCGCCGCTTCATAGGTTCTCTTTGCCACGGCTTTTGCGGTAGCAGTATCAGAACAAGTGAAGGTTGCCCCACCCGTGTACTTGATACAGGCCGGTTCACACATTTCAACCCCAATGTGGGTGTTGTTGGCGGCTCCGCCAGCGTGCCAGCCCCGGTGGTTCCAAGGAAGGGTCTGATATACAGTGCCGGTGTTTCCGTCAATGAACCCATGCACACAGGCTTCAAGGCCAGAACGGTTCCAGTTCTTCACGAACACAGAAGCATTGGGTTGGGAACATCCCACGGAATGAAGCATCAGCCCTTTCACCGTGATCTTCCTGCCGCTTTTGTAGCAATCATTTTTTGTCAGAAAATTTTGTACCAGTTTCATTGTTCATCTTCCCCTTTCGCCTGAAGAATGGCATTAAATTTGGTGAAGGCTTCCTTGATATACTTACAGGAAACCAACAGTACAGCACCCACAATCACCAGATCGGCAAAAATATCCGTGTATTCTTCCGGGATTGCCCATCCAAGCTGTTCAGCGAACAGGGGCAATGTGGTAATGCTCACACAAAGCAAGGTCAACCCCACCACAAAGGCCGCAACCTTCAAGGCGGAATTGATAGCCTTGTTCTTGTCAAAGGGCTGAAGCAAAATCCGAATGTTGTAATACAGGGAAAAGGCCACATTTGCCAAGTAAGCCGCCAAGAAAATCAGCATGGCCCATCCAATATCAATCAGATTTTTCAGAACTGCATCCAGCATGGTTCACATCTCCTTTGTATCATTGTAGATTTCCGGGCCGTATTGCTTCCGCAATTTGATCCGGTTTTCAGCCTTGGCCTTGGAATAGTAAAAGCCTGTGGCGGTTGCCAGTTCAGCGAATATGGCCGGGATCAGATACGCAAGGGGCGAAGTGTCCCCGGTTTTCCAAACGATAGCAAGAGTGAAGGCCGTCACAACCAGCGTGACGGCCCCCACACATCCCAACAGGACTTTGGAAAATTCCTTTTTCGGTTTCTTCTTTACACGGCTCATTCATCCGGGGCTTCCGTGGGCAACTCCAAGAATTTCTTGTGAAGATCGTCCATCACCCCATTCACCCCCAATGAATGATATTGCTTCCAACAATTTTCAAAACTTTCCCTTGCGTAAATGGGCGCATAGCCTTTTTCCGAATACTTGTTGAAGTCACTGATCATTTGGCTTCTCAAAAGGGCCTGAACCCCTAATTTCAGCGCCTTGTTATCATCCGCATTGCGCTTGATCAGGGTGTGAAGGTACTTGAACACCCCCGCAATCAGGGCGGGAATCCCAAGCAAGCAAAGCCACTGATACACCGTCATTGCGTCACCCCTCCACCAGCTTCAGGATATAGCGCAAATCCTCAACCGGCGCATTGTAGAAGTCATAATTCCAAATCCAGAAATCTTCATGTTCCGGGCGCTTATACTTTCGGCAAAGGGGATCTTCCCAAACACGGCCCCACCGCTCTTTCTGCTGATCCTGCTTTGCCAACTTAATCAGGATAGCGGAAACCAGTTCCCCACGCTCCCGGCCCCGGCCATCATCGTTCTGACTGAAGAAATCAAAGGCATCTTGGCTGGTAGTGGCGCAAACCGGTTTTCCGTTCCACATCAGAACCCCGCCTTCATTGGTCACGGCGGTTCCATAGGGAATGTTCACATGGCCGCAAATCACCAGCTTCTTCAGCCGCTTCCGGGCCAGATAGGTTTTATACTCCATCGGTGGCTTCCTCCCAACCATATACACCCGGCTCCCACACATTATTTGCAACCGTGGAAGTCCAGTGCTTTTCCTTGTGGCTCACCTTGGCCCCCAAAGCATAGGCATCATGCGCCCCGATAGGCTGAATCCATTCAGGCCATTCCTCCGAAGGATCGGCGGTCAGGCTCCAAAGGCTGTGTGCCGTGTCCGGTGTCCAATCCTCTTGGGAAGTATGGGCCTGAACACACTTGTAAAGGGTGCCTTTATAGCGGCGGATTTGGCCCAAGGTATAGTTTACAGGATAGGCCCATTCCGCAAACAGATCAGCGTGTTCCGCCGCCGTTACCGGGTCAATGCTCCCGGCTTCCGCCATTGTCACAAACACGATCCCGCCAGCTTCATTGGATTTGGTGATTTCTGTTCCCGCATCAGTTTCTTCCAAACTGACGGTTTCCGCCCCATCCAAAGTATCCCGGCCAAGCAAATGGTACACAGTCCCGGCAAAAACAATGCCCGAAGCATCATGCTCCGGGCAAAGGACATAGCAACCATTTTCGGCCTGTTTAATGTAGTTCAGATTTTCGGTCAAGCCAATGTTGGCCCCGTCTTTGATGATCCTATACATTTTGCACCTCCGAAAAAGATAGCATGATATAGCCGCCTTAACCGCAACAATCTTCCGTGGTCATTGAAGTTCCGGTAATAGGCGGTTTGGCATTCCATAAACTGTTCAACTTCTGATAATAACCGCTTCCCTTCAAGAAATTCCCGGTGGAACAGCTTCAGCTTTCGCCTTGCCCGTTTCACACCATCCCTGTTCCCGTTCACTTTGATCTTCCCGGTTTCCGTCAGCGTGAATCTTGCTTTACAGAACCGGAAGGGCTTTGTCAGGGGTATGATCTTACACTTCCGTTTGTTCACTCGAATTCCGAGAGCTTCAAACCGCCGAACAACCTCATGCCCAAGTTTCTTCAGGGCTTCCACATCAGGAAAGATTAAATAATAATCGTCCATGTAGTGGCCGAAACAGTGAACCCCGGCTTGACATTTAATCCAATTATCTATTGCGCTGGGTAAGGCAACCATTTCTTGCTGTGATGGTTCCACTCCCAAGGGCAATCCCCGGCCCGGTGTCGGGCATGGGGAATTCTGTATTACAGTATCAGCCAAGGCCCGAAGATTGGGGTTTAGAATTAGTTCTTGGTGCCGTTGGTACAGAAGCGCATGGGGCGCATTCGGGAAAAAGCCTTTCAAATCCAACAGTAAAACCGCACCTTCCCGGCCATACCTCCGGTAATGCCAATGAAGCTGTTCCTTCAGGCGGCGGAAGTGCCAGTGAAGGCCCTTCCCCTTTTGGCTTGCTCCGTTGTCGTGAATCATACAGGGGCCATATAAAGGGGTCAGAACTTCATTACAAAGGGCTTTGTGGATTTGTCGATCTGTAATATGGGGTGCATCTATGGGCCGTACTTTGCCCCGCTCACATAAGGTGAAGTGGGTACATTTCATAGGCTTCCAGTTTTGATCCAAAACCTTCCGCCGTCTGTTGGCCGTTCCTGAAAACAGGTGTCCTTCAAAGTTCTGAACACTCTGTTTCCACCGTACCCCGTTACAGCACTTCTTCCCATAGAAGAACATTTTGCGATAGGAAAAGATCTTTTCCATAGGCCCAAGGGCATTACACCGGGCCTGTTTTCTCGCTTGCCGCTTTGCTTTGCGGCGCTGGTATCTTGCTTCATGCCGTTCTTGGCTTGTCATAAAAATAAGTATTCGCCTTTCGTACAGATAAATTGTAGGGTGCCGTCTAATCTGCTTTGCCCTTGCACATGAAATGGGATATGGCACGATCCCCCACCATGCAAGAAGCGTCCGTGTAAGGGCATCAAAGGGCAGTTTTAGGGATTGGCTACCCAAGGAAGTATCTCTCCTTTTGCGAAGGTCGTCTTTCACCTGAAATCCAAAAGCCGGGTTTCTGTTACTCCATTTGACCTCGCAATCGCAAAATCCGGGCCGCACGCCAGCCGAGTAGTAAGCGTTGTTATTGTTGTTGTTGCCGTTGTTGTTGACATTGCAGAAATTGTTATTGTTGTTGTAATTAGGGGAACGCAACCACCACCACACC